TTTGAATCCAGGCAGTCTGTTCAGAAGACTATCTATGATAGCTTCATCCTTCATACCGAAGATACGATTAAGCCAAGAAGGGAGTTTAGCTCCACGCTTATATTCACCGAAGATGTATGTACGCATAGCATCAGAGCCAGATATAGCACTTGCAGATGGCTTCGCGGTAAGCATAAAGTCTTCAGCTAACCTCCCAAAGAACTTCGTAAAGTCTCTGAGGATAGGTGTCTGAGAAGCAAGATTTTCACTCATAATCGTGGCTATTTGTTTAAAGTCTTCAGGCGTGACTACATCAACGTATGCACGACTCATTCTTTCAACAAAGTCTAGAGTCTTAGGATCTAAGAAGTATAACTGCTCCATGATATCATCGCCTGGCTGTAAACCTTTATTAAAGATATCTTTGACATCCTGCCGCAATGCGCGCAAGCTATCATACATGTCTTTGTCATAAGATTCATATCTAGCCATTCTAGCGCTAATCTCATTTAATACAGCATCCCTTTCAGAAGCTCTGACTACTAGCATTTCACCATTCTTACCAAGCACCTTCGCAAGTTTCCCTTCAACGTTCAGAATACCAGTTCTTTCACCAGCTCCATAGAACGTAACCATGTTTTGTGCTTTAGCAGCTTTCCTCAAGTCCTTTTCCGTTAACCCAAGCTTCTTATTCAACTCTCTGAAGCGTGGATCGTTATAGGTTGAGGCTGCAATTTCATCGTACAAACGTTGTTTCTGGTCAGTTGGGACAACATTACTTAGTTTAGCTAGCTGTTTATTCTTAGTAGCTAACGCTATAATTTGCGCACCACTAGAAGAAGCATCTTGCTCAAGTGCCATAGATGTTTTGTAACCAGTCAACCGCTCTAGAGAAGAAGCGGAGAAATCACCACCAAGATACTCGTTGATCCTAGACATTTCTAAGGCAAATCTAAAGGCTTTACCTTGCTCTTCACCGTCGATCTCTAATAGTAAAGGTGATTCAAGAAGCTTCCTAATATCATTAGGCTTATTCCTGCGTATCATATCACCAATAGCTATCATATCTTTACGCCAATCAAGCGCGACTTGTTGTCTCCCAAGTACAGATAAGGCATTATGCTTGCCCTCTAGGTTATCTGAGAGGCCTCCAAGGAATGCACCTATCTGGTCTTGAAGATTCAAGTACTCAGTTTTACTGAAAGGCCTCTCAGCAGCTGTATTTAAGAAAGGGCGAAAGGTTTCACCTGACTGCGGGCTTATAAAGCCTCTGTCATATATACGAGCACGATGGTCTAAGAACGGATGATTGCTAAAAGCATTACCACTATCCCTCAACCACTTCATTGACTTGAAACGCTCGTAAGCATCTCCACGCTCTATGATGTACTCTTTATACTTATTTAAATCGTTGTAGTACTGAGCCTTACCTTTGTCATCTTGGAAATTCAGAATAGCTTCTACGAAGTCATGAAACTCAGGGTCTATCTTATATTCAGCAGAAGCAGCCCAATTGAGAGCCTTTGTCATATCAGCATCAACAACTTCAGCAGGAAATGTGCTAAAGCTCGATGTAGATGTTATTGGAATTCGGGTATCATACCACCCAAGTAATCCCTCATCTACCTGATATGTCTTATAACCTTCACGTATGTAAAGGCGGTTAGCTTTTGATGTAACACCTAGCCTGAGTCCTACGTCTACTTTTCGTGAAAGACGAGAGTAGCTTTGAATACGTGGATCTACTATTCTAAGATTCACAGCAAATGTATCGTAATATGGGCCAAAGTATTTGCCTCCCATTCTACTTTTCATTCTACGTTTCTGAACACCGAATGTTTCAAGCTTATAAAAGCCTTTGTCTGCAGCCGTGTCTAATATCTTAACTCCGAGATTATACCATTCTTTTCTGCTGCCACGGTAATTTGCGAGATTATAAAGGTCTCGTCCTAACGAAGCTGCAAGTTGATCCCTATCAGGCGAATCTGCAAGCGAAAGCCTCTTGGCAAATCTAAGATAGAATTTTTCAAGGTCATTGTCACTGAGTCTTATCTTTAATTTAACGGGGAGCTTATAGTCTAAGACGTTACGTAATTCTTTAGCTATTTTTGGTGCAGTGACATCATCCCATCTATTCTTTTCCTTTATATTACCAATGAAGTTCTTGTATAAATCATCCAATTGCACTTGCCCAAGAACAGGATCAATATAATTATCTTGTTTAAGTCTTGCTAATAAACTAGCGTCCTTCCGTAATTGAGTCTCAATGTAATCAGATACGTTCATCACATCGAACTTCACCTGTCCTTGTAATACAGCTTTAAAGTTTATCCAAGGTTCTTTGTTATCTCGGAACCGTCCAAATGTAATACGCAGGTTCTCTGCAACAACAGCTCTCTCGTTGACACCCATAGTGCCTGAGAGATTATCTACAAACTTAATAATAAAGTCTTTATCCGCAGGCTTTAGCTTCTCACTCTCCATTATTAATTTATAAGTGTTAGCTAATGTTCCAGGATTGGGTTGATACATACGGGAATCATTATATGTACCAGTTATTGGATTAAACTTTAAGTTAGCTTCTGTAGGAGGTGTTGATAGCACACGATTCTTTGTGGCTTTCTTGTTCCCTATCAGAGTTCCTCGATAGTTAGTCAGTGATAGAGTTCCGTCTAGCTCGCTTGCTTGTAATTCATAATACTCTTTTAATGCCTTTTGTAATGCCAAATCAGAATAAAAGTCTTCAGGTCTAGAAGCACCTAAATGGATACCATCTAACCTTACCTTTGCATTTGCGAAACGCATAGTATCACCAGGGACTCCATAACCTGTATCTGTTAGCGCTCTCAACTCACCAAGACCAATTGATTTTCCGCTATCCGTTGTGAACTTATCTAGTGTGACTTGTCCACTCTGGAAAGCTACTAATTTATTAGTATCCCCTAAGTGCTGTAGCTGAACTACACGCGGTTGACGCAATAGCCAGTCATTGTAGGACTCTTTCAAAGGTGTCAAACCATCATAGTAAGACTTCTGGCTATTAGTAAGCCCTAGCAGGTTTCTCTTGCGAATCTGAGCAATACCTTCAAGCTTCAACAAGTCTTCATAGCTCTTAACTATAGGTATAGTTGAAGATCTGCAATGCCAATGTGCAGGAGGCAGGTGCGAAGTATCTGAAATTGGGTAGATAGTTCCATCGCGATGCGAGCATATTGCAGTAGTACGAGAGTCTAAGACAGCCACATACTGCCAACCTTGCAGAACCTTTTCATTAGCTTTGTATACTTCATGGTCTGCTTGTACATAAACAGAAGTGGTAGCAGTTACTGTCAAACCTTTAGCTTGATTCTTGGTTATCCCATAAGTGCTCTTAAAAATATTCTTAGCAATAGCATCTTCGGAAAGCCCTTCAGCTATGCCCTTTCTTATAATACCTTCAATACGAAGCTTCTCGTTATATCCAATATCTTTCCAGCCTTGCTCAAGTGTAACGTTATTATGCAGAGGCTGTTTTAATACTATGTCTTCAGCTACACGCCTAGGTGGTGGATTGACTCTCCAAACATTCCCAATCGCAGTATGAAGGTTGTTAGCCATATGTGACACTTGATCCTTAAAGAGATCTAGTAAAGATCTAGAGCTAACATTGTGAGCATTCGTCATTGTCTTTAAGATCTCTTTATCCAAGGCTTCTTGAAATGCTTTAAAATCTTTGCCTTGTAATTTGTATTGTTTAACTAGAGTGTCCACGCGGATAGCATGTCCATCAATAATCAACTCAACCTTGCTTGATGTTCTTTGCTCATATAAGCGTATCATTGCGGCGCGGTTAACGCTTTTATCATAAATCACTGTGTTTACGTTATTCATCTTGCCTCCTTAAGTTAGGAATAATATCTATCACATAGTATTCCTAAATGCTCAGTGTCCACCTCTAAACACTAAGCAAGTCGGGGTTAATAAAAGTTTAAGCTAATGCAATATGCATAAGAGTCTCCTTTAAGTTATTTACCAGCTGGGCGCTTATCCATGCCCTTTTCTGTAAGCATTTCTGCCACATCATCAGCATGCAAGCAATCTACCATACACGCGTAATCTGTAGCTGATTGAATAACGGCAATATTGCCATTACAAAAATCATTTCCAGGGATTGCGCTGTGTAATACTCCAAATGAAACAATCTTGCTACCTTCAAGCTTTACAACTTTGTCGCCATTCTTAGCCTCTCGGCCATTTCGATAATGCATATATAATTTCCTCTATTGTGGTTTTGCCATTTGTTGAATTTTTGAGTAGTCAACACTACTTTGCTGAGCAATCAATTCATCGCCATTTATCTCTAGCTTTCCAGTGCTATCATCATAGTCAGGAGAAATCATATCATTCTGCTTTAATAGAGCTAACCAGAGTGTGCGTGGGATTAAGCCCTTCTCATACCATTCAGTAGCCAATCTTAGCCAATCCGCTCCGAGTGGAGTAGGATTAAAGTCAGCCGAAAGCTCAAATTCAACATCAGTTGAATTATACTTCTTATCATAACGCCAATTTAACATAAAGGCGATAATATCCGCCATTTGATTGCTTATCTTAATATTGAGTGTACCTAACTGAGCAGTCTGTGCTGCATTCCTGATCTCTAGCGCAACACCACTTTGAATCGTTTCAGGGCTAAGCATACGGATACCCATACGTGCCATTTCTTCAATAGTAGCTAGGATTGCCCTGTCCATATCTTGAAGTGCAGCAGTGGGGGTCTCTAAAACAGAAGCAGTTTCACCTGCACGTAACTTTATCCAAGAGCCTAAGCCTGAGTCTACGATCTCTTGAAAAGATTCATCGTTCATATCTGTTGAAACTACAGGAGTATATGTAGCTGCTCCATATAGCAAATGGTTTCTTCGACTTACTTTGTTATACAAGGCTACTTCACGGTCTAGTAGTGGCATTAGCATAGGCTCTAAAGGTTCTATACTTCCATTTAAAGGCCATGCGGGTATTTCAGTTAATCTAACGCCATTTGCTAAAATATTAGTGTTAGTATCTATTAATACAAAGCCATTACTACCCTGAGCTTTTGTTCCTCCATTAGCAGCACCTGTAGAATATTGCTGCTGAATAACACCATTGACAACGGGGATAGATGAGTCTTGTGTAGCTTTCTGAAACTTGCGTATTTGGTAAAAGCCGTCTACAATCTCATGAACCCAGACAGTATCTTTTAAGATAGGGTGGAATTCATTAACTGAGTAATCTGCTTCATAATTACGAACGATTATCTGCATTAGCTTCTGATGCCCGTTAGAGCTGGAGATACCTACACGCCAATTGACGATAGATTCAGCTTTCCAATGTACAGGGTATGGCTTAATAGCTGCGTAATCTTCTCGTGTAAGAGCATCTGGATTTTCTATCTTAGGATAATCCACGTAAACCCAAGCACGGCTTGTCTGCATTTCTTCCCAAAGTGCTACGTCTAAGAATGATAGCAATGGTGAGCTGTCTTGAGAGAATGCATCCATAATCCACTGATAAGCTTCATCTGGTAAATCTACAGGCAATCTCAAAACAGGTTGTTTACGCAATAACCCCCCAACAATAATCTTAGCGTACTGAGCTACAATCCCAGGCAACTCAGCTTCTGCTTTATAGAAGTTGTATTGCTCTTGGGACATTGATGGTGAAAATGGAATTAATAAGTTAGAGTATTGAAGCGAGTCAAGAACACCGTCAAAGTCTTTAACAAATCGCTCTCCATTACATACTGCTCTACTCTTTGACCATAATGGTCTAATAGACTCATAAGACGCACAAGGGTCTGATACTGTTTTCCCTTGTTGCGCGGCGTTAGCGACTGCCATAATATCTCCTTAATTATTCGCCACGAAGCATTGCACTGAAATCTTCAGAAGAGCCTGTGAAAGTACGACCAGTGATGTTGTTAGTCGCGCATATACCATCTTCGTCAGCTTGAATATCCCAATTAGAAGGGATTGCGTCCGCATTAGATAACGCTACACCACGCAACTTACTGGTATCAGGGGTTATCATCGCTGGCGTCTCAGGTTTGATCTCTACAGTCGATGCTGAGGTATCTTCGACTTTTACTTCAGGTACTATTAGTGCCATTATTGTTTCCTTTAATCATTAATTAAGCAGCGTTTCCTAAACATAGCGTTAGGTACATGAAAGCAGTCAGATGCACTTGCTCTCATAATCCAATCACCTACTTTAGGTATTACGTTTGCGGTAAAGACTACCTCGAAGTGTTTATACGTATCACATCCGAGGTATTCTGGTTCTTCTTCAATCTCTGTTGCTAAGAAACTGAAGGGGATTGTCTCACATTTATGTGTTGTCATTTACATACTCTAAGTTATTGCAACAAGTACTTTATAAGTAAGCCGACTTCAGTGCATCCCACTAATTTCTCATACTCAATCGTGGAGTGGCTATGAAGTCGATCTTTTTAATTTACTTAGATAGTCCCGTTAGTTTCTGCTATCCAATACAAGGTGCCGCCTGCTGTATTAGCTGCTGTACATTTTATGTATTGCCCAGCCTGCAAAGTCATTGTTGTCTTCCCTGCAATATTGTTAAGCAATTGGCTACTGCTTGTATTAATAACTACAGCATTAGCGCTTGAGTTGCTAATGTAATAAGGCATTCCGACCATAGTGCTTGCTGAGCTAGTGTTTACAATTGTTGGTAATGTAAGCGTCTGTGCGGCTGCACCATTAAACGTAGTCCATCCACCGCCTATTGTAGCAGTAAGATCTTGAGTATTCATGTTCATGCCTAATGGCAATCCTGTTTGAACCCAATCTCCAGCGCTGCCACCCACCCCTTTGATTGAAGGATAAGCTTGTGACTTAAATGGATGT